CGGCCTTCAGGAAGGTCACGCCCTCGATGCGCTGCAGGGAGAGCAGGATGCCGTCCAGCAGGGTGTCCAGTTCATCCTCGGAGCGTTCCCCGAGTTTGGTCATGCCGTAGGCGTCGATGGTGACCGCGTGCCGGATCTTGCCGGGGGCCTGCGGGTGCGGGTCCACGTCGGTGCGGTACACGGCCACGGCGTGGCGGCGGATGTCGGTGGCCGGCGCGTAGGCCCACGGGTACACGTCCCAGGCGGTATTGTCGGCGGCGAGCTGCGCGGCGATGGTCTGCCTCGGGGTGGACATCAGAAGATCCCGCCCCGTCGTGTCGGCGGGCGCAGCAGGTTGCGGGCCTCCAGCACCAGCGCGTAGGTGCCGATGCCGTAGCCCTCGGCGCCGATGCTCTCGCCGTTCCCGGAGCGGGAGCGGGCGTAGATGTGCTGCGCCTGGAGCAGCTGCGCGAGGGCGTAGCGTTCGGGCAGCGGGGTGGGCTGGGTAGCGGGCGCGTAGGCTGCGCACACCTCGTGGGCCACCGTGAGCAGGCTGGACAGCTCGGGATCTTCCGGGGCGTCCGGCCACCTGTCGGTGATCTCTTCGGTGTCCAGCCAGCCTACGCGCGGCACTATTTGCCCTTGCCTTTCAGTTCGGTCTGCACGGCCACGATGATGCCGTGCTGGGCCTTGACTTTCTTCTCCAGCGCGTCCAGCCGGGTTTCCTCGGGTTCGGTGGAGGCCGGTTCGGTGGAGGAACCGCCCCGGATACCCAGGGCGGCCTCCAGCCGGGCGAGGCGGGCGGTAATCGAGGATGCCATGGCTCAGGCCACGTTCACGGAGACGACGCCCCGCTTGTCGTTGGTGAACAGGGCGTAGTAGCCGAACAGGCCGGCGTCGATGCCGCCGTGCGCGACGTCCAGGGCCTCGACCCGGATCGGGCCACCGGGCAGCTCGTACAGCGTGGTGGCGGCGGTGGCACCGACGAGCACCTTGCCGTTCAGCGCCGCGGCGGACGGCGGGGCGCCGACGATGCGGAAGCCCTGCAGCGCGCCTTCCTCCAGGCCCAGGGAGGCGTTCAGGAACGCCAGCTTGTCCACCTCGGTGGTCAGCGCCAGGGTGCGGTACAGGTCAGCGCCCACGATCGCCCAGTCCGGCACGGCGAACTCCAGCACGTTCTGCGCCCCGATAATCAGCTTCTCCCACGGGTCCGTGGTGGCGTTGACGACGGCGGTGTGGTTGGCGGCCGTGGTGAGGTGGGTGAGCACCTTGCCGTCCATCAGCCGGGCGTAATTGTCGGTGCGTTCCTTGTAGAACGAGTTCCAGAACGCCGGGTTGGGCAGGTCCACGTGGATGCGGTCCACCTTGTGCCCGGACGCCACGCGGGCGGCGGTGAAGGGCACCGACTCGGCGGTGACCACGTTGGTGGGCACCTCGGCCAGGTTGCCGGCGTAGTCGTCCACGTCCGGGGTGGTGACCCAGCGCCAGCCGATCATGTCCTGCGCGGTGAGGGACTGATGGGAGACCAGCGGGGCGTAGCGCTGGAAGTAGCCGCGCCCGGTCCATAGTTCCCCGATGAACGCCGGCACCGTGGTGGGGTCGAACACGTCAGCCTGGATGATCGGATCAAGCGCGAGCTGGACGTTGCGGCCGTCCCGGATGCGGGTCATGAGCGCCTGCCGCTCGGACACGGCCGGGGCGGCGGGCATGCCCAGCGCGGCGGGACCGGCAGGCACGGCGGGCGCGGACGGGGCGGGGGCAGCCGGGGCAGCCGGCGCCGGAGGCGTTTCGGTCATCTTCAGTTCCTTCTGTTGTTTTGCGAATGCCACGGCTGCGGCGACTGACTCCACCTGCGCGTCCTGGAAGGCAGGGACGGCGCAGAGGGACACTTCATAGAGTTCGGCGGCGTTGACCACCAGGTTGAACTCGTCATCGAACTCGTAGTCGGTGGGCATGAAGCCCACCGACAGGCCATCACGCAGGCCCGATGTTGCTTCGGCCAGGGCACGGTCCCCGTCCGCGCCTTCCGGTACGTAGAAGGTGGCGGTCGCGTCCTCGGCGCCCTGGTCAAACTGGGTCATGTAGCCCACCGGCTGGGCCATGTCGTGGTCCCGCAGCAGCTTGACCCGCTTCAGCGGCTCGCGCGGGGTGAGCGCGCCGGCCCGGATGGTCAGCCCGTGGGACTCGGCCACGGTGTTGAACACGGTGATCCGGCCGGTGATGGTGCGGGCGGGCTGGTCGGCCTGGACCTCGACGGCGAGGGCCTGTAGCCGGATCTCAGGAAGCTGCGTCATTCGTCGGTTCCGTTCTCTGCGGGGGCCACGGCGGAGCCGGCGTTGCCCTTGGCTGTGTCGTCGGTGTCGAACGTGGAGGTGTCAAACTTCAGCACGGTGCCCTCGGGGGTCACGTCATCCTGCGAGAGGCGCTGCTCGATCGGTTCCAGGAACATCCGCAGCGAGAGGGTCAGGAACTCGTTCTTGTTCTGCAGCGTGTTCGAGTAGGTGTCGGAGGTGCCGTTGTTGCCGTCCAGCATCGCGGCGTTGATGTTCAGGTAGTTGGCCACGTCCAGCCGCACCGCGTTGCGGGCCTCGACGAGCATGTCCATTTTCCCGTCGCCCAGCGCCTTGACATCAAGCCAGTGCGGGGACACGGCCACGGCGCCGTGCTTGGAGGACCGGGCGGTGGACCACTTCCGGGCGATTTCCTCGACCTCGGATTCCTCCCCGTCCTCGACCGGCTCGGGCACGAACGTGGAGTCGTTGATGTGCAGGTCCAGCAGCGGGACAGGGTTCGAGGCGCGGTTCAGGATCGCGGCTTGGAGGTGGTGGTAGTGGTTCACGCTGGCGCGCCCGTAGTCCAGGAAGCCCTGCGGCATCAGCCCGGGGATGTAGACCAGGTGCCGGGAGTCCCGGCGCTGCCCGTCGATCTCGACGAAGCCCTCGGCGTCCACGTTCCAGCGGTCACGCGGGACCCGGGAGAGGGAGTTGACCGGGCGGTAGTCCTCGTCCACGTCGTCTTTCCACAGCACGGAGGCGTTGGTGAACAGCAGGTCCTGCAGCACCGCCGCCCAGCGGTGCCCCGGCGTCACGGCCCCGGTGGTCCTGGAGCACCATGTGGGGGTAGTGCCCGCGACGGCGGCCAGCGGGAAACTGGCCACCACTGTCGAGTACAGGGCAATGGCGCGTGACACGGGGGGCACGCCCAGCGCCTTGCCAACCGATACCGGACCATCGGGTAGGTCCGGGGCCATGACGACGGAGAGATGGGAAGTGGACGGAATGAACGGCGAGGACAGGCCGGCGCCGGCCGCGTAGCCGGTCACCTCGTTGTACGCCTCGGTGCCCGCCGTGCCGAACCACTTCTGAAGTATACCCACGGGCATAACAATGGCGCCTAAACGGGGCCATCCGCTAACCATGTGTAGTTATATTTAACCCTGTTGGGCGTGTCGTGTCATGCCGTGATGACCTCGGGGAGCCGCACGCGGGTGCGGACCTTGGCCCCGGACGCGGCCGCGAGGGCATGCACACAGGCCAGCAGGGGACTGATGTCAAGCCCGTGCTTGCGCCCGAACAGCCGGGAGCCGCCCGTTTCCCGCCACACGGCATTCCGCACGGCGGCGTCCAGCGAGGCATCGGCGGCGTGGCTGAACGTGCCCTGGTCCAGTGCGCCGGCCACGGTCGCGGTGGCGGCGGCGACGTCCCTCAACTGCAGGGACTTCAGCGCCTTGGCCTGGAAGCGCGGCTTCCGGGCGACGGCCTGCGCGACGGCGATGTTGTCCCCGATATTGTCATACCCCACGGCGATGCCGGGGTGCTTCAGGGTGGCTTTCAGCAGCTCGTCGGGCAGCCAGTGCGCCCCGGCCCGGTGGTCCAGCAGCTGCACATGGGGGTTGCCCTCGGCGTCAAACCACGCGCCGGCCAGCGCGCCGGCGGACGCCCCGATGGCCACGTCATAGCCCAGCGCCCAGGGCAGGCCCTCGGGCGAGTCCAACTGCTCCACGGCGGAGTCCGCCCACGCCTCCAGGTCCAGCGCCGAACGCGATGAATCGGGCGGCCAGACACAGAGATATTCCCTGATGAAGGTGGGCATGTCCATGGTATCCCAGCGCTGCCGGATGGTCTCCAGTTCGGTCAGCCCGCAGGCCAGCCCGGGATGCACCCTGAACCACAGCCCGGGGTCGGAGGCCTGCTCTTCGGAGATCACCTCGGAGTCCTTGGCGGAGTAGTCCACGATGCCGTACCTGTCAGGCTGCGCCCGCGCCGCCTCCAGCGAGGTCCAGAACAGCCCGTCACGGGACAGGCCCGGGGTGCCGGCCTTGATGATCTGCCCGTGCGGGCGGGTGTCCATCACGGGCAGCGCGCCGGCCTGCAGCTCGGCGGTCAGCGCCAGGTCATACTCGCCGGCCTCGTCGAAGAACAGCACGTCGGCGGCCAGGCCCCTGAAGCTGGACGCCTTGGGCGGGGCGACCCACCAGCGGGAGCCGTTTCGCCACTGGATGTACTCCCGCCCGGTGGACGCGAACACCTTCCAGTCCCGCTCTTTCGGCTCCCTCGGGTCAACGATCTCCATGGTGCGCACCATGTCCATGAACACCATGGACGCGCGGGTGCCGTCCTGCGCGGTCTGGATCACCTTGTAGCCCTTGCGCCGCGAGCAGCGGCCCAGCAGCACGGCCTGAATCGTGGTCGTTTTGGTGGACCGGCGCGGGATCTGCACCGTGATGTCCTTGTACAGCGGGCGCCCGTCCGCCCGCACCGCCTCCAGGACGCCGGCCACCAGCTCGCCTTGGGGCAGCAGATCCATGCCCAGCAGCGCGTAGCCGGCATGCGCGGCGGACAGGTCCGCGCCGTCCGGGGTGGGCGAGAGGTAGCGCGGGGATGCCCTCATGCGGCTGCCTCACGTTGGTTCTTCCAGATCAGGGTGGACTCGGCGCATGCTGCCATGCATTCCTCGGGGGTCCAGACGCCCGCCCGGCGCTTGGCGTGGGCTGTGTTCAGCCGGTCCTGATGCTCCAGCCAGGCGGCGTGATGGTCCATGTACTCGGGGCGCTGTTGCGCCTCGGCGTGGCAGCGGTCATGCGTCCTGTACTGCCGGCCATTCCAGGTCCAGTAGTTGTCGTGCTCGGTGCCCCTGCCCCGGCAGACTGAGCACACCATCATGCCTTTACCGAACGGGACACTACCCAGCGCCCCGTGGA